CTTCTCCCAGATCGGACAGTTTACTATGTACGAGAAGGGTTACCAGATGCTGGCAGTTCTTCAGATGCCTGAGTTCATGAAAAAGCTCGCTGAGAATGATGAGTCAGCTGCTCTTCTGGTAAACAATTTCCGTCATATTCTCGAGACTGAGTTCAAGGGTCTTGATGGACTTCCTGACACCACTGGTGATACTGGTATGCAGATCTCCGATGGTATTAACGAAGTTAATATGATTGGTAAGGTTTCACGTGATACTTCTATTACTGTATCTTCTACATTCTATGAGAAGATCGGTTCTCCTATTATCAAATTCTGTGAATATTATCTCACTGGAATTAAAGATCCTATGACCCAGGCTAGAACTTATCATGGTCTTATTAAGCATGGTATGCTTGAGCCTAGTTATGAGAATGAAGTATTCACAATGCTCTATGTTGCTACTGATTCTACTATGCTTAGAGTTGAGAAGGCTTGGTTACTTTGTAACTGCCAGCTTACTAAAGCTGATACTTCTACCTATGCAGGTAACAGAAGTGATATCGGAACTAACCAGGAAATCACGATTGAATGGACTGCTTTCCCTATCACTGGTTATGAAGTAGATAAGGCAGCAAAGAGACTGCTTCAGAATCGTACTGGTGTTAACTATACTTATGATGCAAGCACTAGACAGAATAACTTCAGAGTTATTTCTGAGGAAGATGTTCTTTCACTTGATAGCTATGATCATAAGTATGGTATCTTTGACGATAAGAGCGGAGCTGCTAATACAGATCTCATCAACCTTGTTAATGGATCTTCTGATAAGAAGTACATGGCAGAGAATGATGGTCGTACAGCTGCTACTATTACTGGATAAGAATAATCACAATATTGAGGGTGGTGTTAATTCACCACCCTCTTTATAATACTTTTACATATAAATACACACTTATTTAATATTGGAAAATAATTTTATAGGATATATAGAATTTTAATATATAGAGACTAAATACACTAATAATCCTAACTACTAGGGAACTATAATGAATATGATCATTATACGAATAATGGTTGTCAGGATTGAATCTAATTACATATAATTAGAAGGAGGTATTTAAAATGCCTATATTTAGAACTGCATCTTACGTTGCTGAATCAACTAATGATAAAGATGATAATAAGTTGGTTGGTTATCGTAGGATAGACAAGAAATTAGACTTACTTGATAAGAAAGTAGATAGTCTATATAAAGATATCTATATTTCAAGACCTGATAATAGATCTGATCTTGATATAGTAATAGATAGAATAGACAATACTATAGATAAATTACAGAAGATAAATGTCAATGCTTCTGGTATGTCTGAATTAGTTCGTAGAATCAATGCAACGGACATGCCTAATACAAAGAAGTATCTTGAAGATGTATCTTCTTTATTTCAGGATGAAAATCTTATAAATACATTATTCATGAATAGTACTATTCATGATTTCATACAGGCTAGAAATTCACAGTATGATTTGATTTGTAGATATCTTCCTAGACTTGTAGATGCATTGGAAATTAAGAGAGATTTAGTATTATCTGCCGATAATTTCTCTAAGAATTTCATTAATCCTAAATCTGTTAAATCTAGTAAGCTAGAAACAGATTTATTCATAGCAAACTGTGATAAGCTGGAAGTTGAATATGACTTTGCTAATTTCATTACAAAGACATATATGAACGTTTCTAAGTATGGAGAAGATTTCATCTATATTGTTCCTTATGATGTTGCATTCAAGAGACTTATTACAAGAGCTCAGTATAGACAGTCCAATCCTAGATTAGGACAATTTAGTTTCTTTGAGTCTGCAGGTAAGCCTACTACAACATCAAGAGAGAAATTATCTTTATTATCAGAAGGATATACTAATTCATCTGATTATAAAGCTCTATTGGAAGATGCTAAATCTCTTGGTACAGATATGTCAGATTTTAATAAAGATTTTACCGGATGTAGTATAAATCTTCATTTCAATATGTCTGGAGTTATATCTGAATCTATTAATGAGAGAACAGTATTAAATGAAGAGCAGCTTAGATATTTCAAAGAGTCGATGGCTTATAATCATGAGCAGACTACAGCTGTAAATGAGAAGTCTCTTCATAGAGAGTATGATAAACTTAAACATGATAATGATGGATTATCTGCTTCTATATCAGATGGCCTTATTGCTCCTACATATGTAGATAGAGATGCAAATAAGATAGATGATAACTTTACAGGAGCTGTCGTAGAGAGAATTAAACCTGAGAATATAGTTCCTGTATATATCAGCAAGAAATGTGTTGGATATTATTATCTTGAGTTTGCTGAAGATGTATCTGCATGTGGTTTCTGCGGTGGTCATCATTCTCAAATGCCTGGTATGCCTTCTGGATCTCAGTTAGGATATAAGGTGTCTGAAGATCAGCAGGAATTAGCTATAAGATTTATATCTGCAAAGATATCATCTGCTATTGACAGTAAGTTTATTAATGCCAATAAAGATCTCAAAGAAGAAATCTATGCAGTATTAAGATATAATGAGAAGTTTGATGTAACCAGATCTAATGATATTGGTGTTACATTCATTCCTGCAGAAGATATTGTTCATTGCTATTCTGAATTAGATGAGGATACACATAGAGGTATTTCTGATCTCCAAAGAGCATTAGTTCCTGCTATGCTTTATATCTTACTTTATTTAACTGATATTATTGGTAAGATTACCAGATCTACCGATAAGAGAGTATATTATGTAAAGCAGAATGTAGAGACTAATGTTGCTAGAACTATGATGAATGTCGTAGCACAGATCAAGAAAGGTAATATGGGAATGAGACAGCTTGAGTCTATGAATAATATTCTCAATATTGTTGGTAAGTATAATGACTATATTATTCCCCTTGGTCCTTCAGGTGATCCTCCGATTCAGTTTGATACTATTCAGGGTCAGGATATTAATACTCCCGTTGATTTGATGGAGAAGATGGAAGAGGCTGCAGTAAATACTATTATGCCTATGGAATTAGTAAATGCTACTTTCAATCAGGATTTTGCTACTTCATACTCTATGTCTAATAGTAGATTATCTAGAGCAGTATTTACAAGGCAGGCTATTACACAGAGATGGATATCTAAGATATTCACTAAAGTATATAACTATGAATTTGATGAGAATTATTATCATATCGAAGTTATATTACCTCCTCCTGTATACTTACTTATCAATTCTTCTCAGCAGTTATTTGATAATACATCATCAATGGCTGATAAATTTATTGATATTCATGGTACTGGTGATGATGAAGTCAATAAAGAGTTTAAGAATCTTTATATTAGAAAGATTCTTGGTACATATCTTGGCTATAATGATATCGATATACTCTTTGAAGCAGCAAAAGTCAATGTCGAATCAAGAAAAAATCCTTCTACTGAAGATGGTGAGAATAGCGATATGTATTCTGGAGATAATGAAGAGTTCTAACAAACAAAAAATAAAATGCAGTAGGGGTAAAATCCTACTGCATTTTATACATTGTAGTAATAGAAGATAACTTGGATTATTGATATAAAGTATTCGGTGAGAGATATTTATATCAGAACACTTTATAATGACCTATTGCATTTACTATCCATAGATGAAGGCCATTATTTATGAAGATCTTAATATGATTTATATCTTTATATTTTAATAATAAAAAGACATCATATAATTTTCTTATCATAAATCAAATACTTCTTTCAATATAATTCCAAGTATCTTCTATTACTCATATTTATAATATATAACTTAAAAATACAATTTATACAAAAAATAATGATATAGTAGAGGATAATGGATTTATTATCAAAGCGATTCAGTGAGAGATTAGATGGTTAAAGAATATTAAAATAACAGATTGGATTAACTATACATACATGCAATCTATTATTGATAAACTTTATCTTAACATGATTTATGTTTTTATATTTTAGCATTGTCAACATGCGAAAATATAATTCTATTTTCTTAATCATATTTTTGAATCCTCCTTATGATATTATTTCCATTACCTCTACTATATCATATTTATAATATATAATTTAAAAATCCAATTTATACAAAAAATAAATTTAGCGATAGGGATCACTCCCTATCGCTATTTAGATTAGAATTTTGGCACCATATAAAGTCCACCATGCTCAAGATAAGACATAAGCTGTTCATCAACTGCTGCTTTCTGCTCATCTGTTTTACACTGTACGACTGCTTGTACAGTTGCAGTATTACTGTTGCTTCTTACATTAGCCACTAGTGTATGCTTGTATCCAGATCCAGGATTAGTAATTCTAGTCCATTCTAAATCAATTATATTATCAGAATTAATATACATTTCATCAGGTGTTTTAATCCACATATTATTGACCTCCTTTCTTTTATTATTACATATATAATATATAATTATATTACTGATTACTCCTATTATCACTTAATTACTATCATTGTAAAATATAACATTAATATAAATAGCTCGTTATATTAATGAGCATAAAATATAAAAAGAAGAGAGGTAAATAAATTATGTCATTTACGACAGAGCAGATATTTGCATTTGTAGTTGCAATTTTTGGATTTGCTTTGACTACTCTTAATATTATAGATAAAATCATTACATTCAAGAAGAAGGCTAATGAACCTATAGAGTCTCTTGATAAAAGGGTTACTATATTAGAAGAGAAGCAAAGAGATACAGAATTATCTTTGAAAAAAGGTAATATAAGATTTGAATCTCAAGATAAAACAAATGAGGTTCTTATTAGATCTACATTTGCATTAATTGAGTTTGAAATTCAGTATTGTTTAACAGAAAACAAACCAATATCTGGTGATCTGGAACGTGCTAAAGATGAACTGCATGATTACTTATATAAAAAATAATAGAAATGATTCCTGCAGGCATAAATATAGCCTGCAGGATTGTTACTCTTAATTAGATAAACTTCTAATTAAAATGTGAAAGGAGGAAGAAATATCATGGCTGTAATGCAGACTATGGTTGTTCCTACTATGGTTAATATCCATAAAGAAACTACCAATCAATCGTTTATAGATATGCATAACTATTTAAAGTCTAAAGGAATACAGAATAATGATTTCTTCCTTATATTATATGATGCTGGTTTAAAAGGTATTGATCCAAGAGATCCAAATCTACCTCAATATATGAAAGTAAGAATAATGAATGAATGCCGTATAAATTATTGGTACTTTCTTAGAGAAGTAGTAAGAATACCTGACCAGGGTGGACAAGTTAATGCCGGTGCTAGATATAAATTGCATCGTGGTAACTTGGCAATGAATTTCTTATTCCAAATTAACTTTAATATGTTTGTAGAGATGCCTCGTCAGCATGGTAAAACTGTTGCTGCACTTTGTAGATATCTCTGGGTTTATAACTTTGCTACTACTAACTCTGAAATTATGTTTATGCATAAAGATCATACTGGTTCTAAGAAGAACTTGAAGCAGTTGAAAGATATCAGAGATGCTTTACCTTCATATCTACAGTTTAGTTCTGCTATTAATTCAGAAGGAAAGAAACTTAAAGTTCCTAATACTGTTGTTACTATACAGAATCCTTATAATAACAACAAGATTACTACATTCCCTTCAGCTAGAACTAAAGAATCGGCTAATAACTTAGGCAGAGGTTCAACAATGCCTATGCAGTACTATGACGAGTTTGCTTTTATGCCTTTTAATAAAGAAGTATACTTGGCTGCTGTTCCTGCATTCTCTACTGCTAGCCAGAATGCTAGAAAG